ATCCTTGCTGACTCAATCGCAGCGATGCCAGTGGAATTAGTACGCAAGAGAGCAGATCGAATTGAAAGACTCCCAACACCATCAGTATTCCAGCAACCGAACGATCACCAAAATATGTTCGAGTTCGTGCATCAAACAATGCTCACTCTTGCGTTACATGGCAACGCCTACATTTATGCGCCAAGAGGTGCAGATGGACTTCCCGTTGAGATGCGCAATATTCATCCCCACGCAGTCAAAGGAATAGCAATCACCGATACAGGTGAAATGATCTATGACTTAGGCAAGGTGCAATATTCAAGCAAGGATGTTCGTGCTATCCATTGGGCGATACTTCCGAATCAGTTGCGAGGAATTAGCCCGCTAGAAACTATGCGCAACACGGTTGGCATGGGCTTGGCTATGGATAGATTCCTTGCACAGTTTTATGGTGAAGGCGCAACTCCGTCATCGGTGCTCGAAACAGATCAGTCATTAACAACAGATCAGGCTCGACAAATCCGTGACAACTGGATGGAGTCACACTATAAGCATCGCAAGCCTGCCGTGTTACAAGGTGGCTTAAAGTGGCGGAGCATTACGACAAGCGCCGCAGATATGCAAATGCTTGAACATAAAGAGTCAATCATTCGTGATATCGCTCGTGTCTATCGAATCCCTTTGCACCTCATTATCGGTACTGGTGGGGATAATCAGACCTATCAGAACATTGAGGCATTAGGTTCAGCGTTCTTTAAGTACACCCTGCTTGGTTGGGTGCGGCGCTTGGAATCAGCGTTTAGCGAAATGTTGCCACGCCCACAATCTGTGCGGTTCAACCCTGAAGAGTTCTTGCGAGCAGACTTGATGACACGCATTAACGCACAACAGAAGCAGATTATGTCTGGAACTCTTACACCGAATGAGGCTCGTGAAATCGAGAATCGTGAACCATATGAAGGCGGAGATCAATTTGTTCTTGGTGTTGCTGGCACCGTTGTCGCCGGAATTGAGGGTGGAGATTTGCCAACTATTGGTACTGACGCAATCCCACCTGAAAGGTAATTTATGAAAGCGTACAAAGTAACTGTTACAGATACAGTCGTGAACCTTGTTCCAGTGGACAATATCAATCGCCCTGTATATGTGCAGATCGAAGGAAACAACACTGTCTATATTGGTGGCGCAAATGTAACTGCCGCACAAGGTTTCCCGATTGTTAAACACAGTGCGCCTATTCAGGGTGGGCTTGGTGTTGGTGACGGGCTGTGGGGTATCTGTTCATCGGGTCAAACGGAAACAATCCGCATTATCACGGTTGATTCGGACTAATCATGCCTTACGGAATATCACAGAACCAATCTGATTGCTCTAATTGGGCTGCAGTAAAAATCGAGTCAGACGGGTCAGCGACAACTCTTGCCTGTTACGAAACCAAGAAGGATGCGATAGATCGTATGGTTGCACAGTCTTTAGATGAAGGAATGGAACCAGCAGGTGAAGTGGGGCAACGCAAGATGGATAAACGAAATGATGAGATGGTTGCTTTTATTGATTCTGCAATTATGTTGCTTATGCAAGCGAAGTTATCCTATGAATCCGAGGAGATGGAGGATGAACTGGAGGATGAGCCAGAGGAAGTATATGAGGAATCAGAGCGCAGGGCTGTTGATCTTTCCGCACCAGCGTTTATGCGTGCCTCGGCAAAGCGTGGTTTGGCTTTACACGCACAAGGTTTCTCTGGCGATGGTCTAAAGCCTCAGACGGTTGAGGATGCACGCAAAATGGCTGCAGGTCAAGTAACGGAAGCAAAGTGGCGCAAGATTGGGCCGTGGATTGCTCGACATACTGTTGATCTTGATGCGGTACAGGGTGACGAGATAACCGCAGGACTTGTAGCGATGTTGCTATGGGGTGGTGGTGCAAGTAAGTCTTCAGCACGGAGAGCGCAAGAGTACGCAAACCGTGTTGTTGAAAAATTGGATTCCGAATAGTAAGGTGAAAAGTTATGAGTGAACTTGTGCAGTGGATAGCAACTGAAGTTGATGAGAAGCGTAGTATTGCGTATTCAAATCTTGAAGTTCGCTCGGAGAACGAAGGCAAAACTTTAGTTGGCTATGCGGCGGTCTGGGATTCACCTTCTGAATATATGGGATTCACCGAGTTCGTAAAGCGTGGAGCATTTAGCAAAACACTTAACGATGGTGCAGATGTTCGTTTGCTGATCGATCACGAAGGTGTACCTCTTGCCCGTTCTAAGTCTGGAACTCTTGCCCTAGAGGAAGATGAGCGTGGTTTGCGTGTCGAAGCAGAACTTGACCCGATGAACCCTGATGCCGCAAGAATCATGTCGGCTATGAAGCGTGGTGATCTTTCGCAAATGAGTTTCGCTTTCCGAACGATCAAAGACAACTGGAATAATGATCGATCAGTTCGTGAGTTGCGTGAAGTTCAACTGTTCGATGTAAGCGTTGTAACCTTCCCTGCCTATGAGCAGACGGTGGCAGAGTTGCGCAACCGCATCGAGGCTGTTACTGTTGCACCAGTTTCTACTTTGAGCCTGAGAAAAAATCAGGTTGCTTTGCAGAAACTTCGCAGCCGTTAGACAGCCGACTGAATAAGTCACTGACCTCCTAACACTGAAAGGAAAACACATATTCAAATCAGATGATCTTGGAGGTCATTATGTCATTTAGTAAATCACTTATTGAAAAGCGTGATGCTGCACTTGCAAAGGCTGAAGCCATTGTAGAAGCCGCACAAGCAGAAGCCCGTGAACTAACCGCAGAACAGGATGCAGAAATTGCCGCATCGCTTGACGAAGTTCGTTCACTTGACGAGCAAATTGCAACCCACAGCGAACTCGAAAAGCGTTCAGCCGAGGCTGCAGAACTCCGCAAGGAAAAGAAGTTTGATGCAGTTGCAGCACCAGCAGTAGTTAAATCTGAGGCTCGCACCTACTCACCAAAGTCAGAAGTTTCATTTGTTGCTGACGCATACGCTGCACAGTTCAACAACGACTTCGCCGCAAAAGAGCGCCTTGCCCGTCACATGAACGAGGAAAAAATTGAACGCCGTGATGTAACCAGCGCAAACTTCGCTGGCTTGGTTGTTCCACAATTCCTCACCGACTTGGCTGCACCATTCGCTCGTGCAGGTCGCCCGTTCTTGGATGTTGCTCGCAAGCATGAACTTCCAGCATCAGGTTTGACCATCAGCATCAGCAAGGTTACAACTGGATCAGCAACCGCAGTACAAACTGAAGGTGCAGCAGTTCAGGAAACCAACATGGATGACACGAAACTCGATGTTTCGGTAGTCACTGTTGCTGGTCAGCAGAATGTTTCCCGTCAGGCTCTTGAGCGTGGCACCGGAATTGACTCGTTGGTAATGGCAGACCTCGTTTCTGCATATAACACCAACTTGGATTCGTTGTTTGTAACTACTAGCGCAACATCACTAACCAATGTGATCTCGCAAGTTGTCACCTACACTGACGCTTCACCATCTGTTGCTGAGTTGTATCCAAAACTGTTGGATGCTGTACAGCGAATTCAGACCAACTACTTCGGTGGACCAAACTTCATCTTGATGCACCCACGCCGTTTGGCTTGGATTCTTTCAGCACTTGACACCACGAACCGCCCATTGGCAGTACCAGTAGGCAACGGTGCGTTCAACGCTGTTTCAGTTGGTCAAGGTTCAGTTGTTTATGGCAACTCTGGCTACACGATTGCAGGCTTGCCAGTAATCACTGACGCCAATGTGATCACAACCAACGGTGCTGGAACGAACGAAGATGTCATCATCATTGGTAACACACAAGAAGCACACCTCTGGGAAACAGGCGATGGTTCCCCAATGATGTTGCGCTTCGAGCAACCAAAGGGTGCTGAACTCGATGTTCAGATGATCGTTTATGGTTACAGTGCGTTCACTGCTAACCGTTATCCAAACGCTTTCGCACTCGTTGGCGGAACTGGATTGGTCACACCAACCTTCTAAAGCCGATAATTTCATTTCGGATTAGAGCCGAAAGACCGCCAGCACTTTTGAACGGTGTTGGCGGTCTTTCTTTTTATACCGTGTATGATCTGCGGTATGAATAAACACATTGAAGCACTACTAGTTGAGCGTGAAGGATATGTGCGCAGAGGATTAAAAGACCGTGTAAGCGCAGTTGATTCCGTGCTCAATTCACTTGGATATAAAACAAAAGAAACTCAAGTTGAAACAGCATCTGTTGAACCTACACAAGAGCGTGCTGTGCGTAAGGCTGCACCAAAGCGCAAGGGATAATAAATGGCAATCGTTAATGGTTATTGTTCTCTGCAGGATGTGAAGTCTGCTCTGCGCCTTACAGACAATGTAGATGACGGACTACTAGAAAAGGCGATTGAGTCTGCATCTAGGCGCATCGATGGTTACTGCGGCAGATTCTTTTACAAGACAGCATCAACAGCAATTAATATCTACCCAATTAACGAGTACCTATTGAGGATGCCAGAGGATTTAGCAAACAGCACGGTAACTATCAAGATTGACACTGCAGCAAACGGCACATATGCAACCACGCTTACGCAAGGTGTTGATTACATCCTTGAACCAACAGATGCTTCGCTTCGTGGCTACCCATATGTCCACGCCCGTATGGTTGGCGGTGCAACATTCCCGTTATTCACTATTCCTTCATTCCCTACTTGTCAGGTGACGGGATTCTGGGGTTGGAACGCTGTTCCTGCTGATGTTTCTCAGGCCTGCGTACTTCTTGCTATGCGCCAATTCGCCCGTCTAAACGCCGCACTAGGTGTTGTCGGATTCGCTGATATGGCTCTACAAGTTCGGGCTGTTGATCCAGATGTGCGTGACCTTCTTAACCAGTATGTGGTCTTTGGGGCTATCTGATGCCAGCAACAATTTCGCAAGTCGCTACAGGGCTTCAGGCGAGGCTTGCAACGATCTCAGGCCTGCGCACCTTCTCGTATCAGCCTGAGCAAGAGAACCCGCCATTTGCCTACCCAGAGATCAACAGTGTTGATTACCACAGAGCGTTCTCAGGTGGCGATGTGGTTATGAACTGGACTATTTATGTTGTTGTTGGTCGCTGGCTAGATCGAACCGCACACGCCGCACTCGATGACTATCTTTCCTATTCCGGTGCAAAGAGCATCCGTGCCGCAATAGAGGCAGACCAAACGCTTGGTGGTGTATGTTCAACTTTGATAGTACGCTCAGGTGCTGACATAACAAGTCTTGACGCTAATGGCGCACAGTTCTTGGTTATCCAATTACAAGTTGAAGTTCACGGATAGGAAAAACACATGGCAAGTTACAAAGTGTTAAGCGACAGGTTTGCTCTTGGAGAAAAAGGAAAGACAGTGGACAGCGATGCGCTTATTGGGTGTAACATTGAGGCGTTGGTCGAAGCAGGACACCTCGCAGAAGTCAATGCAAAAGTTTCAAAGTCAGTTACAAGCGAACAGGATAAATAATCATGGCTCAAATCGTTCTTAAAGATGTTGGAATCACAATCAACGGCACAGAATTGTCAGACAGGTCAAACTCTGTTGAAGTCAATTATGAAATCGAGTCAGTTGAAGTAACAGCATTTGGTGGCAACCGTTCGTTCGTTGGCGGTTTGCAGAACAACACTTGTACCGTTGAACTGATGCAGGACTTTGCAGCAGCCAATGTTGAAGCAACAATTTTCCCGTTAGTAGGAACACAAACCACGCTTACTTTTGAGCCTGTCAAGTCTGCTGGCGCACCTTCAGCAACAAACCCTACATATACGATCACGGGAGCATACCTAGCAAGCCACACACCTATTTCTGGTGGCGTTGGTGAAGTAGGTATGACCTCGCTGACCTTTACTGGTGGAACGCTGGTCAAGACAGTCGCATAATTAAAATAAACAACTAGAAGGAGACTGCAATGAAAATTGCTTTGACAGTTGAGTTTAATGACGGTACTAAATCTGATGCAGATGCGGTATTCGCCGACTTTGTTGCGTTTGAAAGAACTTGGCAACGATCTGTAGCACGATTCGAAACAGAGATTCGTTTAACAGACTTGGCTTGGCTTGCTTGGCATAGTGAAACACGCACACGCAAAACAAATCTAAAGTTCGATCCAGATTGGATTAACACAGTTACTACTGTTGAAATGCGTGAGGAAGTCGAAGCCCCAAAAGCCGATTAGGTGACGATTCAGCACACTGGATTGTCGCCTTCCTTGCGTGTGAAACAGGTATTGCGCCATCAGCGTTACTTGCTGAGGGAGATGTGATGCTTCAAGCGATGTTGGACTATCTGACAAAGAAGGCTGAGCGTGCTAACCGCAGGCGGTAGTACAATCATGCGCTATGGGTATCAAAGTTGATGTTTATGGTGTTCGTGAAACACTTATAGAACTACGCAAGTATGAGCGTGAAACATACAACTCTATTGAGCAAGACTTAAAAACATCAGCCCAACCTATTGCTGCGGCGGTTGGAAGCGAGTTCCCTGACAAGCCATTAAGGAACTGGCACGGTGGAACTAGACGAAAAGGAAAAGCACGGTTGCCTGCATATAACGGTGTTTCAGCAAAAAGCAAAGTTCGTGTCGCTGTTTCGACTAAAAAACCAACTGGCGTTAATCAGCACGGGCTTATTCGCTTACAGCAAATGGATGCTGGCGGTCAGGTATATGACACTGCTGGTTCTGATATCGGTGGCGCTCGTGGAACTAGCGCAACCGCAGGTCAAAGATTCGTTGCGAACCTCGACAAACATACAAGAGTTAAGACTAAACAGGGCAGATACCGTTCCCGTGTAATGTATCCTGCAACCGAAAAACATTTGCCACTAATCGAAAAAGCAGTTGAGGTTTCTATTCGCAAGATTGATGGTGAAGTACAGAAGCGATTGAACGGATACTGATATGGCAGTTGGCGTAAATATAGTCAGTACCTTTAACAGCAAAGGTATCGACAGGGCAATTAAAGATTTCCAGAAACTTGACGGTGCTGGAAACAAGGCTGCATATTCATTAAGAACTTTTGACAAGGCTTTAACGAATGGCGCTATAAAACTTGCAAAGTTTGGCGCCGCAACTGCGGTAGTTGGCGGGATAATTGCTAAATCGTTAATTCAATCTGCATCTAACTTGCAGGAATCAATAAGCAAAATTAATGCTGTATTCGGTAGCAGTTCAAAAACAATTATTGCTTGGTCAGAGACAACAGCGAAAGCGCTTGGCATATCGCAACAGACCGCATTAGAGGCTGCAGGAACATATGGCAACCTTTTTCAAGCGTTCGGATCT